GAGCGGGTTGAAGAACGCCGTGTACTCCACCGCGCCGTCGCGGAGGAGCCCGATGCGGTCCATGGCGGACTGGTTGATCGCGGTGACGTCCTGGGTGCCGGCGAGGCCGCCGCCGACCCGGGACAGGGCGCCGATGTCGCCGGACAGGTCGACTCCGCCGACGGAGAGCCGCATCCCGAGCCCGCTGGTCTTGGCCACGAGCTAGCCGGCCTTGCCGGCGACAGTGCGCAGCGGCCCGTTCGACGGGCCTACCGGTGCGTGGGTGGCGAGCCGGCCCATGTCCGCCCCGGGGTCGGCCTTCAGCACGTCGTGGGCGCGCCGGGCGGCGTCGACCCAGCCCGGCGGCACGTCGGTCAGGTACCCGGCGACGACGACCCCGGCTGCCGTGGCGGTGAGCACCGCCTTCGCCGGGTACGCGGCCGTGGCGAGGTCGGTGTACCAGCCGACCTGGGTGACGCCGCCGTACTCGCGGACGACGACGACGGGGCTAGTCAGGTCAGGGTCCGGCATTGCGGTGTCCTTCCGGTGGCGACTCACGGGGCCTGCTCCCAGCAGTCAGGGACGATCAGGGGTAGCAAGATCGTCATTACGCGAAAAATCCGGTTATCTTGATTCAGGTAGCCGGCGCGGGCGGACAGGGGTTGCCCGGCGCGACCCAGCAGGTCGACGCCCTGCTCCTGCAGGAGCCCGCCGAGGGTGAAGTCCCCGGAGTACGCGGCCATCAGCGTCGAGACGGCGGCCAGGATCCCGGGGTCGATGGCGTCCTGCGGCTCCGTGAGCATGGACGAGAACACGCGCAGGTTCAGGGCGAGCCGCATCGTGGTCAGGCCCAGTCCGGAGGTGTTGGGGACGGGGTCTACCGCGTCGGCCCACAGCGCCGCCGACAGGCCCCGCCCCGGGGCGGACTTCGGCTCGTGGCCGTTGACCGAATCGAACAGCCCGGACGCGAGCGCGTGGTCCAGCACGGCCAGGTAGAGGGCGTTCGGCGCGAACGGGACCACGCTGACCGACGGCACCGCCACGTCGACACCGACGGCGGCGTAGTCCGACAGGCCCCCGGCGTCGGTGACCTGCAGCAGGACCCCGTACGTCCCCGACTGGGCGTAGGTGTGCTGCGCCGTGGACGACGCAGTGGCGGTGACCGTCGTGCCGTCGCCGAGCCAGTCGTACCGGTACGTCGCACCCACGAGCGTCTCGGTGTCCGCGGCGACGATGGTCGCGGTGACGGTCGCGCCGGCCGGGACCACGGTGGCCTGCGTGATGACCGGGGCGGTGTTACCGCCGAGGCCCAGCGCGTAGACGACGTCGGCGCCGTAGAACGGGTGCGCCCCGGGGGAGATGGTGGGGAACGAGCCGGGGGTGGCGTTGAAGACGCCGTTGCCGTTCGGTGCGGCGTTCGCCGTGGACAGGGCGGTCAGCGCGCCGTCGGCGGAGACGACATCGGCTGTGGCGAGGCCGTCGATGAGCGCCCCGTAGTTCCCGCCCGTGGAGTAGGAGACGAGGAACTTCGACGCGGCGGTGACCTGTACGGGTGCGTCGAGGGCGTGGGTCGACCAGCCGGGGGTGAGGTCGTCGGTCATGGTGGCGATGCCGAGTTGGCCCCCGCCGGTCGTCCAGATCCTGCCGCGGCGTCCGGTGACGTTGACTTCGCCCGCGCCGGACCAGACCCGGATGTGGCTGATCGTCACGTCCTGGTTGGCGAGGTATTCGGTGCCCAGTTCGTAGTCGTTGGCGTCGGCCTGCTCGACCGGGTCGGCGCCGTTCCACCCGACGGCCATGTCAGCCCCGGCCCGGTGTCATCGCAGCGCCGCCAGGTGCCGGTTGACGATCGGCTGCACGAGCGCCGGGACCTTCGCCTGCAACTCCTGGCTAGCCTCGCGGAAGGCGTGGTAGCCCTTGAACCGAGTCGACTGATTTCGGGACGAAACCCCCTCCAGCCAGGGACCGTACGTGACACCCCGGTCATGCACGACGACGTCCCGGGCGACCCGCTGCACCGTCAGCTGGGTCTCGTAGTACGGCGTCGGGTGCCGGATCCGCTGGTCGAGGATGTGGTGGACGTCCGCGAGGCCTTGGGCGCCGACCTCCCACGTGGCCTCGTCCAACATGTCACGCACGACATGCTGCGGCGCGCCTGAGACGAGGGGGCCGTGGAGGGTGACGACGAACTCAGCCATCTGCTCTCGCCCCCGGCTTGGCCCTGGGGCCGGCCGCGGCGGGTTCCTGGGCAGGCACCGCCGCGGCCGGCTGCTCGGGTCCGACGGGCCGGCCGCCGGAGTCGACCTCGACGTGCCCGGTGGCGCCGCACTGCGGGCACCGGGGCATGTCGACGGCGTACAGGGTCGTGCACTCGTCGCACTTCCAGAGCACGTCAGTCCCCCTCGGATGGGTTCGGGTGGAGCGGGCCGGCGGTGTCCCGCCACGGCTGGGCGTACAGGGCGAGCCGGGCGCGGCGGCGGGTGACGGTGAGACCGGCGTCGGCCCACGCCGCACGGCGGCGCCAGCCCTGCCGGCGGCGGACCCGGTACACGCGGGCACGGGAGAACATCAGTCGTGCCTCGCGCATCCGGCCATGACAACCGGCCCGTACGGCGCCCGCCAATGGCAGCCGCACTGCAGTTCCCCGCCGGCCAGCCATAGCCGCACCGCCAGCCACGCGCGGCCCCTCGGCACAGGCAGCCTCATTCGGCGGTCACCCACTCGAACGGGTTCCCGTCGAACTCCGCCGTCAGGACCAGGCGGTGCCTGCCGGTCAACTCCCGGTGCACCCAACCGTCCGACGAGTCGACCACGCGCACATCAGCCGGGGTCTCGAACTGCACGCCGGTCACCTTCGACCAGTCGACCGTCAGCGCGTACCCGGCCACGGTGAGCACCGTCGCCCGGTCGCGTCCGAACCCGTCCGGCATCGTCATCGCTACACCGCCCTCACTCGCGCTTTGCGGCCGAACCGGGCGTACACGTCCGCCTCGATCCCCTTCACCACACCCCGGCCGAGCTGCTCGTTCAGGTGGTCCCCGTCGCCGCTGGCGCGCCCGTACGCGGACGACTCCTGCTGCAGCTGGTTCAGGCTGTACGCCAAGCCGAGGTCTCGGACGAGCGGCGGCGGCGCATGCCGCACCACCGGAGCGGCGGTCAGGTGCGTGGCCGCGGTCGTTCCGCCGAACCCGCGGGCCACGGTCAGCGTCCGGGGGGCGTAGATGGTGGCCCCGGTGTGCGCGGCCAGCGTCGTCCCATCATGTGCGCGGCGGACGAGCAGGCTGTTCCCGGCGATGTCGCGAACGAGCATCCGCTCCGCGTCCAACAGCAGCGTCTCGCCGACCGCGTACCCGGCGCCGGACGTCACCGCCACGGTGTTCCCGGACGCCGCCGCGGTGAGCGGCGCCTGCAGCGTCTGCCCGGTGGTGAGCATGGCCTTGTCCGTGACGAGCATCCGCTCCGAGTCGACCCGGATCAGGTGCCCGACCCCGACGGCGGCCGAGTCGGTGACGTCCACGGCGGTCTCCGTGGCGTCGAGGGCCTCGGCTAGCGCACCGGCCGGTGTCTCCGCGTTGGAGTGCCCCCACAGGCCGGTGAGCGCGATGCTGCGCTGCCAGGTGGCGCCGCCGCCGAACGCCGAGTTGGTGCCCAGGTTGATTTCGATGTGGGTGTACGGCGCCTCGTCCTTGCCGTCCGACCGGCGCAGGAAGTACCCGGACGGGCCGATCGTCACGCCGCCGGACACCAGGGAGGTGACGGAGATCAGGTCATTGTCGTCGAGCCACAGCCGCCACGCCGTCCCCGACTGCCACCAGTCCGGCCAGTCGAAATACCGGGTCGCCTGCTCGGGCCAGAACCGGCGGTGACACAGCCCCTCCACCGAATCGGCGGAGGCTTCGAGGGCGCGGTCGACATCGGCGGCGGCGTACGCGGACGCCTTCACGTCGGCCGCCGAAGCGACCGACTCGCGCGCGCAATAGCACGCCCGGGTGATGCTCACCGTTCTCCCGTCCCTCTGCCTTGCTTTCTGGCCCAGGGCTCGCGCCCAGGTCCGGGCATATTCAGTTGTCGACCTGCACCTATGTCGTCAGGTCGGCTCCACGATCTGCCAGCCGACGACCGAGTTGTCCAGGGCGATCCCGACCACGGAGAACGACACCCCGGCCGACCGGGCGGACACCCACGCGATACCCGAAGGTGTGCCGCCGGTGGACTGCACTGTCAGGAAGATCAGCGACGTCGCGGTGACCGCCGTCGTAGACACCACGACCGGCGTCACCCCGTTCAAGGTGAGCGTGCCGACGGTCGCCGCAGCGCCGCCGGACTTGATCTGCAGGCCCTTCCCCGCCGTCGCGATGACGAGGTTCCCCGAGGTGATGGTGCAGTTCCCCGTCCCGGCGATCGTCGTCCCCGACAGTGCCCCGGATGACGCGACCGACGCCGCGGTGACCGCTCCCGTGAGCGCAGCGGACGCCCCCGTCACGGCGCCGGTAGCCGCCACGGACGCCGCGGTGACGGCTCCGGTGGACGCGACCGAACCAGCGGTCACCGCGCCCGACACCGCCAGCGACGACGGCGCGAACCCCGCCTGGCCGACCTGCATGATGCTGCGCCCGGCCCGGTCCTGCAGGTCGATCAGCGGCCCCGGCCCGCGCACGACCAGTGCCGCCGTGTTGGCGTTGGTCGTCTCCGCGTACACCGCCGCGCCGGTCCCGGAGGTAGAGGCCTGGGTGGCGGAGACGGCGTGCCGGTTCGTCACCCCGGCAGGCGGAGCGGACGACGCGGCCAGCGCATCGGTGGACGTGTCGACGGTCGCCGCGCGGACGGGCCCGGTCACTCGGGTCTCACCCAGTCCCTCGGGAACTGCCAGCCGTCCCACCTGCAGTGGTACGTCCCGCCCGGGCCGGGTTCGAGCGGCTCCCCGTCGTTCGGGCAGGCCTCTGGCCGCCGGGAGACCCACTCGTCGTGTTCTCGTCGGGCGTCTCGGAGGATGTCGAGGAGCTGCTGCCAGGACGTGGCACCTCACCTGCTTCCAGGTCGGCCTCCCCGTCGGGAGGCATGTACCCCGGCTCGCCCGGGGCGGCGTTGACGTCGGTCACCCCGGCGTTGTTGGACTTGGCCATCTG